GGAAAGAACTTAAGTCTCGTTTTCTTAAGAACACTCCGTCGCTTGAAGAACTTAGAAAAAATGTCAGTAAGATCGCTGCGAACAAGGGATCGTTACCAGGTCTTGATGGACGCAGAGTACAGGTTAGGTCTGACCACGCAGCACTTAACAGCTTACTCCAGAGTGCGGGTGCGATTGTCATGAAGCAAGCTTTAGTTCTCTTGAATGATGAACTACGCAGGGCTAAGATTAACTACAAGTTCGTAGCTAATGTGCATGACGAATGGCAGATTGAAGTAGAAGAAGCAAGAGCAGAAGAGGCAGGTAAGCTTGGTGTCTTAGCTATTGAACAAGCTGGTAAGGTATTGAAGATGCGCTGTCCTCTTAGTGGTGAATACAAAGTAGGTAACTCATGGAAGGAAACACATTGATGGAAGAAATTAAACAGGCAGTACTGGTGCTCTTGCGACAAGGTAGAAATCTTTCTACTATTCAAGCAGATTTAACTCGTGTATCAGATGAACTCAAGGTAGCAGCTATGTACATGCAAGCAATTAAAGAGAGTGATCTGCGACCATGAAGAAATTGTATGATGGAATCCCTGACAATATCGAACCACTTGTTGTACTAGGTGACGATAGTGATTACTTAGTTGTGTACACAATCATGACGAATGAGGATACAATCGAGATGTTGGAACGGACGATACGGATTCTTAAAGAAGAAGATTTACAACCCGAAAGGTTGACGCAGCACTAAAACTGTGGTATAATATATGTTGTAATATCAATTAACTAGGAGAAATAAATGGATACAAGCAAACCTTTACCGATTCAAGCAGACATTTTCTGGGCTAGTCTTACTGAGCCAAACAAGTTGTCAGGAAAGTATCAAGTTGACTTGAGCAATCTAAGTAAGGAAGCTGTACGAGAATTAGAATCAATGGGTGTGACAGTTAAGAATGATGCTAAGCGACCTGACCAGGGTTTCTTCGTGACTGCTAAGAGCAAACTGTACCCTATCACTGCAGTAGACGAAGCTGGCAACCTCTTGAATGTGAAGATTGCTAACGGATCTAAAGCAGTAGCTTTGATTAAGACCTATCCCTATAGCTTTCAAGGTAAGAAGGGTGTTGGTGTAGGTGTCAGCAAGTTGATTGTTAAGGAACTGATTGAGTACAAGCCTGAAGGTGTAAGCCTTGCAGACCTGGAAGAAGAAGCTCTCTAATGATGAAAGCCCTTATTGATGGGGACATACTAGTGTATCGCATAGGCTTTGCTTCTGAGGATGAACCAGAGTCTATTGCGGTCGCTAGATGTAGTGAGTTCATAGAGGACTTGATTCTGTTCAACGGGTTCGGTGAGTACCAAGGATACTTAACTGGTAAGAAAAACTTTAGGAATGAGATAGCTGTAACTGCAGCTTACAAGGGCATCCGTAAGACAGCAAAGCCTAAGCACTACCAGTTACTAAGGGACTACATGGAGTCTGCTTGGTCATTCACTATGATCGAAGACCAAGAAGCAGATGATGCTATCGGTATCGCAGCATACGAGATGGAAGTAGGTGAGTACTGTATTTGTTCTATTGATAAAGACCTTGATATGCTCCGAGGAGATCACTATAACTTTGTCAAGGACGAACGGTACTTCATTACTGAAGAAGAAGGAATCAAGAACTTTTATAAACAATTGCTAATGGGAGATCGAGTTGACAATATCATCGGTATCAAGGGCATTGGAACAGTTAAAGCGGAAAGGCTACTCAAAGAATGCAAAAACGAAAACGAGATGTATCTTGCTATCCTGGAAGCTTACGACGGGAACGCAGAAAGGGTGCTGGAAAACGGAAGACTACTGTGGATACGAAGGCAGCACAACCAATTGTGGACACCTCCAAACTCATAGTAATTAAATGGGTAGATGCAGTAAGTGATGGTGGCTGGGAAGAGCACGAGAAGCCTGACATTCATGAAGTAACTACAGCAGGGTATATTGTTTCTGAAAACAACGATGCCATCTGTATTGCTTCTACTGTGTCGGGTACGTTTACCAATGCTAGGATGCATATTCCTAAAGCATGGATTAAATCTAGAAAGGTAATTAAAGTTGAAGCCCCAGTCAGCAAAAGCAAAAGGAAGAAAGTTACAGCAGTGGGTACGGGATCAGATACTACTGCGCTTTCCAGTGCTGAGTCCCGATGATTGCAGGTCAACGAGCATGGGAGCGGGTGGAGAGGATGTTCAACTTAGTCCTCTCGCTAGGTCGCTGGTCAGCTACACGATTGAATGCAAGAATCGTAAAGCTGTTGCAGTGTTTAAGGATTACGAACAAGCAAAGACACATGGACTAGTAGAGCCACTCGTTATCTTGAAACAGAATAACAGTAAGCCACTAGCACTAGTTGATGCTGAACACTTCTTGGATATGCTACAGAAACTGAATGATCTAAAGCACCAGGTAGATGTTCTACTTTTAGTTAAAGGAAAATGAAATGAAATTGATTGTACATTTAGTAGAGTACGAAGGCGCACCTGACCACTCAGCTGCATCGATTGATATGAATCTACCTGATGGTACTCGTTATGATACTTTGCAGGAACACTTTGATAGACTGTTGTCACTTGTCTACGGTTATCCGATTGGTAAAGCAAAAGCTAATTATGAGAATCCGTTAGATCCAGAGGATGAATAATGCCGACACACTTAGTGATACCAGATGTACAGGTAAAACCAGGGCAGGACTTCACTTTCTTGAAAGCAATCGGCAACTACATTGTTAAGAAGCGTCCTGATGTTATTGTTAATATTGGAGACTTTGCGGACATGCCAAGCTTATCTAGCTATGACAAGGGTAAGAAGTCCTTTGAAGGTAGACGATATAAGCATGACGTTGAAGCAGTTCATAGTGCAATGGACATCCTCTTAAAGCCACTACGTCAGCTGCAGGACAGGCAGCGTAGGAACAAGGAGAAGGTCTACAAGCCACGCATGGTGTTGACTATAGGTAACCATGAGCATCGTATCAATCGTGCCATAGAGAACGATTCAATGCTGGATGGGACTATCTCTTTAGAGGATTTAGGATATGAGAAAGCTGGTTGGGATGTTCTACCGTTTGAGCAGCCTGTTATTATTGATGGTGTTCTTTATGCCCATTATGTCACTGCTGGTGCTCTTAACCGTCCTGTTGGATCAGCTGCAGCCATCATCTCCAAGAAACACCAGTCGTGTGTGGTGGGTCACCAGCAAGGTAGACAAGTTGCTTACGCTATTAGAGCAGATGGCAAGACGCTTACGGCTATTATAGCTGGCAGTTGCTACGAGCATGATGAGGATTACATGGGTGCTCAAGGTAACCACTACTGGCGAGGTATCGTAGTGTTGCATGAAGTAAAGGATGGTTGTTTCGATGAGATGTTCGTGTCTCTTGACTTTCTTAAGAAGAGGTATTTATGATAGCAATGCCTGAGCCATACGGTGATAGATATGAACCTGAGTTTACTCTTGAGAATTACTTCAGGGGTTTAGTACAGATGGACTTTGCAGATGACAAGGAAGACATGGTGAACTCACCTAGTCATTATACCCAGGGATCTATCGAGTGTATCGATGCTATTGCACAGGTGGTTAAAGACCTACAAGGAATGGAAGCAATGTGTACTGGTAACGCTATCAAGTATCTGTGGCGGTGGAAGCACAAGAACGGTGTAGAGGATCTGAAGAAAGCTCAGTGGTATCTACAACGAATGATTGACAACAGCAGTAAATAGGAGTATAATATATGAGTGGAATGTCCCCCATCATCAGAGGT